CATTGTAGTGTCCTCCTTGAGCGACGTATGTTTATGTGACCCCTAAGGCATCACATAATATATTTACCACTTTTCTGCTACAATCTCAATAGTGTTATCTACACTTTTATATTCGGTTACTACTGTGAATCCCTGCTGTTGTACGGCATCCACCACAGAAACTTTCGCATAAGATTGTGTAACTTTTTCCAAAAATCTCTTTGGTGGAACTGGTATCTTCCAAGTTTGTATATCAGATACCAACTCATATACACCTTCCTTGTTCAGTCGAAATCCAATATCATCACCAACAGCAACATCAACTTTCCATTGCTTGTGCTCATGATCTAGAGGATTCTCCAACATAACATCCTCAGTAACATCATACTGAAGAAGTTGAAGTGCTTCTATAAGTTTAGTCTTACTCTTTAATTTCGTTTTGATCGTGCTGAAGTGTGACATTTTCCTGCTGAAAAAATTCTGGTTTTTGTTTCCTGTATTGTACCACACCAAGAGCATCTTCTATCTTCTCTGTTAGATCTAAGCATGAACTACCTTTCACACCACTGACAGTTTCTTCTACGGTACCATCCTGTAAAATATGAAATACTAATCGTTCCATTAATCTTCTTTCTTACGACCAATGTTATACTTACTCTCTAACGTCCAATCTTTTTTCTCTTTAAAAGATAAAACTTTAATCTGATTCAATGGAGCTAAATCAGAAATTTTTTCTTTACTTTCTAAAGAAATATTAACTAGTCCCCAATCAACTAAAAGTTGTACAATTCTATTACGACGTTGTATATCATTTAAAGAAAGATTAGTATTTTTGCCATCAAGGGCAAACAATTCTTTAAAGTGTACAATAAAATATCTTCCTTGTTTATGTAAGATATGACAGGACTGATAGATTTTTCTTTCTTTACGTGATGCAACACCAATCCTAGTTAGTGTTTCTCTCACCTTTAAAAAGTCATCTGGTTCATTCAATGCAACTTCAACCATGTCTGATTGTTTCCATTGAACTTCAATTTCACCGCTCATGTTTACCACCTTTGCTCAATGCTTTTGTAATATGATCTAGTTGATCCTTGGTGAGAATTCTAAGAGCTTGTAGAGCTTTATCGTCATTATAACCATAATACTCTTTTACTAACTCAAGATAATCAATAGAATCTTTTTTCGCCCAAGGAGAAAATCTCTTTCTGGGTTTCACACTATTTAGTAAAAAATCATACTGCATCTTCTTTGGCAGATGGGGATTTTTATTTAATTCATTAACATATAGAATAGTATCAGTGAAAGAAGACAAACATCTGTTAACGATATATGGTGGATACTTCTTGACAGCATCAGGATCATCATCCAATATATTCTTTTTGGATTGATTGATGCTGTATAGGTAATCTTTCAGTTGGTACATTATTCCAGTGTCTTATAACGCCAGCAGTAATGAAACAGTTAGTAAAGAGATAACTGATAAAAATAATACTCCGTACAATACATACTGCATTATCATACTTTGAAGTCGTATTATCCGAGAAACTTCCCAAGGCATACTTCCAAACCCTCCATAATTTAATCATCAAATTTACTTAAATGTTGCAGTAACACCCACTACAGTAGCACCAGGATTACGAGCAAGAGCTACCTTGCGTGCATCTTGATAATCTACAGCAATAACTTCTTCAATGAAGACGGTGCCTGCTTTGAATAGTTTAACTTCACACTTCATAATTCATAAGGACTAATTCCTTCCTCTTTGCTTGATCTATATTATAGCATCCCACAGACCTCATGGTGTAAGTGTGTGCAAATTCCGCAACTGTCCACTCTTTGAAACGATCCTTAACAATCTGGTCAGAGTTATATGAGATCAACTGGTGACCACAAAATGTATCACACCAGTTAGCAAATTCATCATGATTAAATCTCTTATGCATATCACCTTTCTTACCATAAAGATTATCCTTTATATCATAAGGAGGATCTAAGTATGAGAATATATCTTTCTCATCTGACAACATTCTCTCATAAGAAAGATTTGTTATTGTCCAGTTTTCAATGAGCTTGGAATATCCGCTAAGTTTTTCAATTCCTCTGTAGGAGAAATTGGATTCTGATGCCTGTGCCGAGAAGGATGAAGACTCAGTAAGACCACTAAAGGAACACTTATTAACGATATAAAAAGAGCAGGCACGAGAAAGGTTTGATTTTTCTTTGTCATTTATTTCTTCTTTAGATTTATTGAATAATTCTCTGGCAGTTGTTCTATCTGGATATTGATTCTTCAAAGACCAAATAGCATCTTGAAGATCTTGTCCATTGTGTTGTAGCTCACACCAGAAATTGTATAAAGGTTCATATAGATCATTAACCCAGATTTCTAAGTGTGGAAACATCTTTGTAACATACAATGCTACAGAACCACCACCAAGAAAAGGTTCCCTAAACTCTCTATACTTATTCATATTAGGAAAGAATTGTGCAAGCTTTACAGTTGCTCTACTCTTTCCACCAGGATACCTAAGGGGTGTTTTTAATGATTTAATTGTTTGTGGCACTGTCAATAACCTCAACTTTAATTGTACCATCTAAATGGTCTGCAAGTCTATGGTAAGCAAATGCAGTAACTACTTGTGGTACTATAAAAGCAACCATAGCTACAATCCAGAATAGGTAATAATAATTTTCTTTGTTTTGTGTTCGTTTCATTTCCAAGATTCTTTAATGGTTTGAACTACTTCGGAAAAGTCTCCTGTGTATGAAGCTTTCCCTAAATTAAACACTCTAAGAGTTAGAGCAACATTATCAAATGTGTATCCTTTCTTATTCTCTAGTCTATCTACAGATATTGCTAATGGATGTCTTGTTATATAATTATAACTTTCATCTAAAGCAATACCAGACCAATAACATTTACCATCTTGATCTTGAAACTTCCTAATCAAATCATCAGGAGTAAGATCAATATCTTTAACAGTTAAACCTTGACCTTTACTTTTTCTAGCAGCATTTCTAGTCTGACCAAATCTTATATTTGATATAAGTTTCTTTGCTGTTTCGGATTTCATTAGTAAAATCTAGGTCCAGTTTTATATTCTATTTCAATAGTATCAAAGATTCTGTTTAGAGAATTAGAGAATGCTCTATATCCAGAACCAACATATACTTGTCCAGCAACTACAGAGAATGTAGCTACACCCCAGAAGATATAATACCATCTGGACTTTACTTGTGCTCTTACTTTTTCTTTAGTAATCATTTGAATTCACAACTCATCATAATTTCTGTTAGACAAGCTAACAGATTTATTTCTTGGTCAGGAACAATAGGAATATTGTTCATGTATTTGGCAATCACTAAAACTGCTTCAGGAATAGAAGAAGGTTTTAATACATCATACAAACTATCATAGATCTTACGCATGACCATTGTAGGATCATTATCCATGTGTTGTACTACCCAGTTTTTAACTGTAGTAAAATCTTTCTTCTTTAACGACGAAAGAAGAGAATCAAGATTAACATCAGCAACATCAACAAGAATAGCTGAGTCAATGGCTCCACTAGCAGAATAGCGTTGACACTCATTGATAAGCCTACGCCAGTCAGGATAATACCTCCTAACAAGTTTAGCCAAAACTTTATCTTCAAATTTAACATTTTCACTTGTAAGAATAATTTTAAGACGATTGAAGAACTCACCTTGAAGTTTCACTGCTTGTTCAGGTTTAATTCTAAAATCAACACCTGTACAACGTGAATGCAATGGTTCAATAATCTTATTACTGAAATTGCAAGTGAAGATAAAACGGCAGTTACTATGAAACTCCTCTACAGCAGTCCTCAATGACAACTGAACATCGTTGGTTGTGTTATCTGCCTCATCTATAATAACGACCTTGTGGGACGCTCCAGAGGTCAATGAGACTGTAGTAGCAAATTGCCTTACACGATTTCTCACTGTATCTAAGAAACGTCCTTCATCAGATCCATTGATTATAATATAGGAAGCACCAATCTCATCACACAAAGCTTTAGCAATTGTAGTTTTACCTACACCTGCAGTACCACTTAACAAAAGGTTAGGAAGTTCACCTTGCTTAACGAAACCCTTAAACACTTCCTTAATAGTCTGAGGGAGTATACAGTCATCAATAATATGTGGGCGGTATTTCTCCACCCATAAAAATTCTTTGCTCAAGGTTCAAGTGCAATATAATAGGTTAGATCAACATCAGTATTAATCCACTCGGAAATTAGATGTTGAGATACTTTAACAGAGTAATCACCTGGTAGAACACGAATGTTCTCAATCTTAAGATCAAGAGAATAGGTACCAGTAGTAGAACCTGCAACGGTAAGATCGTAAGTATTACTGGTATCATTTTCTTTGTCCCGAAGAATAAGTTTGATTTGATCAGAACCTTCTTCAGAATAAAAAGTAAGATCAGGTAAACTATAAACTGCAGATGCTTTTTGTAAAGCTATAAGATCATCAGCAGAAAGACTAAATTCTACATCAGCACCAGGAAACTTTACATTCTTTTCTGGTGCAGACTTTAGTGTAATCTCAGGATCAGAGAAGTAATACTTAGCAGACTGACGACCTCCACGGATATTAACAAAATCAGTAGATGTAAACTCTAATTGAGGATCGTTGAATAAAGAGATACCACTAAGGAACTGACTAAGATCATAGATTGCAAAGTCAGAAGGAAATACTTCTTCTCCAGTAAATTTTGCTAGAATGTTTTCTGCATTAGATATAGTTCTAACTGTTGAACCTTGACGAAATACAATAGATGAATTGATAGTCGAAAAGTTTTTAAGAACGTCTAATGTTTTTTTGGATAGTGTTACTTTACTCATTTGTCATAATCAACTGAAAAGGATGTAGGGTTGTTTGCGTTAATCTGGTTTGCTTTAGCTTGCTTATCACTAAAGTGCAAAAGGAGAATAGCGTAATGAGCAATCTTAATGATGTCCTTACGTGCTGTACCCT